AAAGGTTGGGTGATGTGCGGCACAGATTTGTCAGGCATCGAGGCGAGAGCATTAGCCTCTTATCTCCATCCTTACGATGGCGGTGAGTATTGCGAAGTGATCCTTGACGGCGACATCCACACCTTCAATCAAAAGGCTGCAGGTTTAAAGACGCGCAGCCAAGCGAAAACATGGCTCTATGCAACGCTTTTCGGGGCAGGTGACGCCCTGATAGGACAGATAGCAGGTGGTAACGCCTCGCTCGGAAGAAGACTAAAAGAAAACTATGACAAGGCCGTTCCGGCTTTTGCCACTCTAAGGAAACGACTAAAGCAAGCCTATAAACGAGGGTACATCAAAGGCATCGATGGACGGAAGTTAAAGATCCGAAGTGAGCATCGCTGTCTAAGCCAACTTTTGCAGTCATGCGGAAGCATTGTGTCGAAGCAATGGGTGATGATGACCTTCGACGAAATTAAGAAACAACATGGCAACGACGCTTTTATCATGGGGTGGATCCACGACGAGATGCAGATCGCTTGCCGGAATGAAGAGGTCGCAGAAAATGTCGGTAATATCGCTAGACGAATGGCGAAAGAAGCAGGAGTTGCTCTCGGACTTAAAATCCCCATCGCCGCAGACCATTCCGTGGGAAAAAATTGGTGTGACACACACTGAGGTCGATGACCACTTGAGCAATCTAGTATCCCTTTACATCGTTTTAGATCGGGCATGGCGTAACCCATTCACAGTGAAGTCTGACTTTGCTCGGAAGGGTGCGATGCACGTTGCTATAGCGGCATCTGAGGGGTTCATAACAACTAAAGTCGATACAGACATTTGGGGATCGCGTTGGTGTATTACCGATGTCGGTATGGAAACGAAAGGAGAAATCGATGAAGTCCTTAAAGAAATCCTTCCACCAGACAACCCTGCTGATTGACGGAGACCTTTATCTCTATCGCGTACTCAGTGCTTGTGAGACTGAGACAGACTGGGGAGAAGACATCTGGAGCCTGTCTACGGATCTGAAAGAGGCTAAGAAAGCCTTCGGCGAAATGATGGAGTTCTTCAAACTGAAGTTACGAGCGGAAGATGTCATCATAACTTTTTCTGGACACAACAATTTTCGAAAGTTGGTGGAACCTACCTACAAAGCAGGTCGGAAGAAGACCAGAAAGCCGATTGGTTATCCAGTGATGATCGATTGGATCAAAGATAACTATGAAACTATCCAGATTGATAGTCTTGAGGCTGATGATGTCATGGGCATCATGGGGTCAGTAGAAGGCACAAAAGCCATCATCGTGTCTGACGATAAAGACATGAAGTCTATACCATGTCGTCTGTACAGACCGCAATCCGACGAGCGTCATGATATCTCTCTGCAAGATGCAGATAGGCAATTCTTTACGCAGACGCTGACTGGAGATGTTACGGACGGTTACGCAGGTTGTCCAAAGATCGGACCAAAGACTGCGGAAAAAGTGCTTGGCATGTCGCCTAACTGGCGACTCGTCGTCAACGCCTATCAAAAAGAAAAACTCGACTTTAACTATGCGCTGACTCAGGCGCGACTTGCTCGGATCCTTCGCTCCACTGATTGGGATGATGAAAAGGGTGAGGTAAAACTTTGGGAACCTGCAGCATGACTACTACAATGGAACAAAACATCCTCCAAAACTGGAGTGAATACGAAAGAATGTGCAAGGCAGAGTGTGAACGCTTTGCTCGCTACAACGGTCATAAACGTAACGCTTGGGTCCACGAGAAAAATATCTTGTATGACGTAGAAACTAATTCTGACAGAGAGCGCCTCTGTGAAAAGAAATCTTCTACTCGTCAACAGATTAGAGAAAGATGCGCTCGGATTGTAGACCTCCACAGCCAAGGAATGCCTTGGGCAGAGATCGCAGAAATAATGGGAACTCCTATTCGAAACATCGGAAAAGTACTTAGAAACCGTGGATACGCGCCTAATGACTGAAGACAGCGACGATATAAAATCACCCGATCATTATGCTCAGTTTCCGATTGAGCCGATCATATTTATCCAAAGAAACCGCTTCGAGTTCTGGCGTGGCAACGTCATCAAGTATGTGTGCCGTGCAGGATACAAAGACGATGAGATCAAAGACCTACAAAAAGCAAAAAGATACATCGAAATGCGGATTAACGAACTAAAGGGAAAAGAAATCAATGAATAACTACCTACCTACCGATTATCAGGCGTTCATCCACACAAGTCGATATGCTCGATGGATTGAGGATGAAGGACGTAGGGAAACTTGGACTGAGACAGTAGATCGCTACATGGCGAATGTGGTCGGAGATAAAGTCAAGAGAGAGGTCCATAGAGAGATAGAGGAAGCCATCCTTAACCTCGATATTATGCCATCCATGAGATCTATGATGACTGCAGGTCCTGCACTGGAAAGAGATCATCTCGCAGGATACAACTGCTCTTACACGCCAATCAACCATTATAGATGCTTCGATGAGGTACTATACATTCTGTTGAACGGAACTGGTGTCGGCTACAGCGTCGAAAGTCAGTTCGTCAATAAACTCCAAGGTGTTCCAAGTTCTCTTTATGAGTCAGACCTAAATAACATCATCACCGTCCTAGATTCCAAAGAAGGATGGGCTGATGCTTATAGGCAACTGATCGAGGAACTGTATCTAGGCAGAATACCAAAGTTTAACATCTCTCAAGTTCGCCCTGCAGGAGCCCGACTAAAGACATTCGGTGGACGTGCGTCTGGACCACAGCCACTTGTGGATCTGTTTGATCATACGATCACGACGTTCCAAGGTGCAGTCGGGAGAAACCTAACGCCTCTTGAGGTCCATAGCATCATGACTAAGATTGGTGATGTAGTTGTGGTCGGCGGTGTGCGAAGGTCAGCCATGATCAGCCTCTCGGACCTCAGTGACACTGAAATGCGTGAAGCCAAGAGTGGCGAGTGGTGGAAAGACAGCCCTCACTTCGCTTTAGCCAATAACTCTGTAGCCTACTCTGAGAAGCCAAGCCACGAGGCATTCACAGAGGAATGGAATGCTTTAGTTGCATCAGGATCTGGTGAACGTGGTATCTTTAATCGCAAGGCAGTCCAAGATCGGTGTTTAGCCGATGGTAAGCGAGATCCAGAGGCTCTCTATGGCACCAATCCATGCAGCGAAATCACCCTTTTACCACACCAACTGTGCAATCTAACAGAGGTTTGCATTCGCCAGACTGACACAATGGACTCGATCTGCCGCAAAATTAGACTCGCCAGTATCTTAGGAACCATCCAAGCAACCTTCACCTACTTCCCCTACCTCCGTCCAATCTGGAAAGAGACGACAGAGAAGGAGGCACTACTAGGCGTATCGATGACTGGGATCATGGACAACACCCTGACCAACGGCAAGCAACCGAACCTAAAGTCTCGACTACAGATGCTACGAAAGATTGCTGTGGATACAAATGCGTTCTATGCCAATCAGTTGGGTATCAAAAAGTCGGCTGCAGTCACGGCGGTCAAGCCAAGTGGAACGGTTTCACAACTGTGTCAGACGGCTTCTGGGATTCACGCTCGATACAATGACTTTTACATTCGTACAGTGCGAGGAGACAATAAAGATCCACTGACGCAGTTCATGATTGACCAAGGTATACCTAGTGAGCCATGTGTTATGAAACCTGATCAAACGACTGTCTTTAGTTTTCCAATAAAGAGTCCGGTCGGATCTATAACTCGGCATGATATGACAGCCATCGACCAGTTAAATATGTGGCTTATGTACCAGAGGCATTATACTTGCCATAAGCCGTCAGTTACCGTCGATGTCGGAGAAGATGAATGGGAAGAGGTAGGTGCATTTGTCTACAAGTACTTTGACGAGATGTCTGGTGTCTCTTTCTTGCCAAAGTTCGAGCATACATACCAACAGGCTCCTTATCAGGACTGCACAGAGATGGAGTATGAGGCGGCCAAGCGAAAGATGCCTAGTCGCATCGACTGGGGCAAACTTACAGAATACGAGAAAGAGGACAACACTAAAGGCAGCCAGACAATGGCTTGCGTTGGTGGCGTCTGTGAACTCGTAGACATTGAGGCAGCGTAAAGAAATCCCAATAAGACCTTTGTAAAAACAGCGGTTTGGGATTTACCAAAAAACAAGAGGCCCTTCGGGGCCTTTTAGTACAACAGGAAAATAAAATTAATGTTTACGGTAGAAACCGAAGGTAATCATAAGAAGATTGTCGCTCTGGATACCAATGGTGAACAAGAAGACATAGAGGTTTACATTGATCGAGGTGGTCGTGTGGTTATTAGGCAGTGGACCGAAGATCTACAGGAGTATCAAGTAATATTCTTATCAGCCAACCAGTTCTGGTCATTAATCTCTATTACCGAGTTAGAAGGCAAAGAGGGATTATTTAGCATAGAGGCTGACGTATAAACGGTGGAGGGAAAGGCTGTTCAGATTAACCGATCACACTCGTTCCCCCCTGATACCGAAGTATCGCATGACGGTTTAGTATAACATTGCAGACATTGCAAACATTTGAGACTTAATAAGTGGGCATAAAGCCATAACAATATTATATGGTTACAAAAAACACTGATCAAAGGACTTTTGTACCTGAGACCAGTGTTAAAAGTTGGAAAGATATACGATCACCTTACCTTTCGTTGCTAACAGATCTATCTGACCATGAGTTGGGCAGCGATCTGTGTTTTTTTGACTCTATTCCGGAAGCCGTTCTCGAAGTGCTTCCATGCCTCAATACGCTTGTAGAAATCTAGGCGGTTCTCAGAGAACTTCTTTATGAAATCTGTTTGATCCATAGCGTTGATGGCGGCAACTGTTTTTGGTCCTATTAGGCCATCAACAACCACATTTCCGACTGTCTGTTGGGCTATCTTAACACTACGTCTCGGGCCCGAATGAACGGCAAGATCGAAAAGTAAAAGGTCGCAGCCGTCACTAAGGCTGTCCCCTCGAACTTTATCCCAGTATCTATCTTTGTAGATGGGGGACACGTCCTCTACTGTGAGGCTCTTTATCTCTTCTTTAGTGACTTCTCGTCCTACCCAGTTCTCATAGGTCTTCTTGGTAACACCCATGTTAGTAGCGCCACCGTTATCGCGTGGGTCATCAACATAGCCACCTTCTGATTTAAGTATTTGTGCTAGACACTCAATCCAATTATCTTTCATTTTGCGACACCCTTTATCTTCTCGAAACTCCTGAGACCTGCCATCCCTAAAAGGGCGAACACCATCTCGAACAATGCTTCCTCTGGGAAAGTCGGCAGCGCCATGGTAGATCCCGAGATCGCTACCGCCCACTGCAAAAGTGGTTGCATACAGAAAAAGTAACAGACACCGACACCTGCCGACCAACCGATAAACGGTCGCCATCCGGCAACCCAGATAGACCTGTGTCCGGCTTCAACTTTGTTAGTCTCTGCTTGTAGTCTGTTGATCTCGTTGGCTGCAGTTACCAGTTCCATTTCGATCTTTTGTTTCGTTAGTTCAGCGGCTGCTCTGTCTGGAACCATCTTATCGACAATACCCAAGACATTCGGCAAGACTGACGTCAATGCTGCTATCATATGCTTTCCTTTATTGTGTGGCGAAGAAGTAGAAAGCGACTCCGGCTCCTGTGATTCCGGCTAGGACAATCATTGCAATCGTAATCGCCTCAATCATCTCTTGTCTTTCTCTCTCCGCACGAAGACGCTCTTCTTTTCGCTTGCGTCTTGCTTCTGCTTGGTAGTTCATCCAATCCTCTTTTAGACCTGCGCGACCTTGGTAGATCATCACTTGGATTAGATCTTCTTCAGTCTCTTTGATTTTCTCTAGCGCAAGAAACTCTTCCAGATCTTGCGCCTGAGTTTGTTTTAACTGAGCCATGAACCCAGTTCTTTTTTTGTGTACCTTCTCCTCAAGTGCCTGTTTGCTTGCAACAATGGTCCCGATCTGTGAAGCACAGTCGGCTAAAGTTCTTCCGTTTTGGAGGAAACTTTTGACGGTCATAAAGGCAGCGTTACAAGCGGCCAATTCCGCTAACATTTTACTAGTTATTTTCCTTTGTAGCCATTCTGTGAACATCTTCCCTAATGGCTTTTATGTTTTCATCTATCCGCGCCATCGCAATCGCTTGGGAAAAAACTATGTCTTCTAGTTTGTCCAAGCGGTTGCCTAAGTCACTTAATCTGTCGTTGTTTTTTTCGATGTCCCCATACATCATTGACACCACCCAGACGATCGCTGCGCCTTGGGTGATTAAACCGATGATGAGGGTGATTGGGACACTTTTTGATAAGTGCCAACTATCGTCAGGTGATGTCATTAAGTGGTCCTTTTATCTAAAGTTTGGCCCCTCGAACCAAGCAACTAAAGATCGCCTAGTCCCAGTTGTTATTGGATTGACCCGATGCTGAAGGTAACTTGGAAAAACTAAAACAGTTCCTTTGGCCTTAGAAGACACAACGTCAGGGCTTTCAGTTTCTGTAAATTCGAAACTGCCACCTTCATATTCTGATGGGTCTGATAGTTGGACCGTTACTGATAGTTTGCGGTCAAAGCCATCGGACCTACTCCAATCAATGTCGTGGTGGAGACCATAGTGACCCTTCTCATCAGCATGGTACTCAGTGTATTGGACATCGGCTTTGTTATAGATGCTAAAATGGAAAGCGTTTTGATTAGCAAGATTTACATATTCAAATAAAGTATTTCTAACCCAATCATGTTGGCTCATCCAACTGACACGACTACTTCTGACACTTTCGTCATCGCCACCAAATGTTTCTGCTTTCTGTGTATCACCTGCAAGCGTTACAATAGTATCTATAACATTGTCTGGTAGGTTAGCGGTCCATAGTTGCCAATTTTGTCTAGTTGCTGTCATTGTGCTCTTCCTTTTGACCTACTTATTCTATCGTTAGTCCTGCAGGTTGAACCGCTGATAACTCAGTAGGTGTTGTGGCTGCGTCAATTCTAGGATCTGCAGGAGCATCACGAAGAGCCTGTTTGTCTGCTGTGATCTGTACTGTACTAGCACCTGTCTCTAGCGCCTTCATAAATGCAGTATCTAATGAAGCAAAAGGCTCAATACGAGCAAGACGTATCTTGTCACGCCAGATGTCTCTCGCCGCTTCCATATCCACAGAAATAACTTCTGTTTCTGAGTTAGCCTCCCAAGCACTGCGAAAGGTTCGTTCAGTTGGGACTGTGTAATCAGCGGCATCATATAATGTAGCGCCGATTTTAATTAGTGTTTGACTCATGCTGCTATCCTCCAAGCGTTGCGAAACTGCCTATCAGAGGGAACATCCTCTGTTTTGACAATCCTGAACATTGGCCTGTTGTATTCCTGCGACCAGATGTGACGAGGAATGTCTTTCATAATTAAATACTCCAGTGCTTCCTTCTCTGACAAAGGGCCAATACGAGGTGCAGTCCATTGTGCTTCATATTTTTTTTGGTCATGCTCAAAGGTGTCGTGACGACCCTCTTTGATGGCCTGTTGCTCATCGTCCTGCAATGCCCAATATACAGATATAGGTGGGAGTTGTCCTGACTGAGCCTCTGCAAGCCAAACTTCGTCAGGAACTAATACCATTACTGGTTGCTCTGGTTGCTTTGGGTCTTCAAATATAACACGGTAATTACTCATAATCATTCCACAGCACGAACTGAAACATGAGCAACATCGTAGAATGTTGCTTGAGTAGTGAGCACTCGCGTTTGATAAGTGTAAACTCCAGCCGATGGTACATCTAAGTTAACATCACCTCGTGCACCTACAGTAGTCGAATACCCTGCTACACCGCCTACTGAGTAATTTGCAGATGAAAGGCTGCTTGAAATGTTTACGCCATAGTTTCCTGTGCCATAATCTGTAAGGCTAGAAACATTGTACGACCTTCTAATAGAAATGCTTCCATTCCCATTAAAGTTTACCCACATCTTTGCAAGGCCAGACCCTGCAGGACCAGTTGGACCTGTCGGGCCAGTTGGTCCAGTTGGTCCAGTTCCACCAGAACTTCCGGTGCTTCCAGTAGGCCCTGTGCTTCCTTGCGGACCTTGAGGTCCTGTTGGGCCAGTGCCTCCTGCCGGACCTTGGGGTCCTGTTGGGCCAGTGTTCCCAGTAGGCCCTGCCGGACCAGTGCTTCCTTGCGGACCTGCCGGACCTGCCGGACCTTGAGCGCCATCTGCGCCGTCTGCGCCGTCTGCACCTGCAGGACCTGTCGGGCCAGTAGGCCCTGTAGGACCTGTCACTGAGTTTCCTTGAGGTCCTGTTGGTCCTGTTGGACCAGTAGGACCTGCTGCACCTGCTGCACCATCACTGCCGTCTGCACCTGCGGCACCATCACTGCCGTCTGCACCTGCCGGACCAGTTGGACCTGTCGGGCCAGTTGGTCCAGTTGGGCCTGCGGCTCCATCATTGCCATCTGCACCTGCGGCTCCTGCGGCTCCTGCCGGACCAGTCGGCCCTGCCGGACCAGTAGGCCCAAGTTGTGAAATTGCAGCCCAAGAGGATCCTGTATAGTACTTCATGTTTCCTGAAGTAGAGTTGTGGTAAAGATCCCCTGCGGTTAGAGCGTCTCCATTACCGTCCACTGATGGGTCACTCGATGCTGATCCCAAGTAAAGTGCGTTAAAGTTGTTGAGGGCAGTTTCAGCCCCAGTTTTCGCAGTCTCAGATGCTGTCTTTGCTGTCTCAGATGCTGTCTTTGCTGTCTCAGCGGCTGTTTGGGCAGTAGATGCAGACGTAGCACTTGCTGCAGCATTGGTTGCACTAGTTGCTGCATTAGTCTCACTAGTTGCTGCATTCGTTGTTGAAGTCGCTGCGTTAGTCGCTGAAGTAGCCGCTGCAGTTGCTGAAGTAGACGCTGCAGACGCACTTGTAGCCGCCGCTGTAGCCGAAGACGCACTATTTGTCTCGCTAGTAGCCGCGTTGACCTTAGAAGTATTCGCAGCCGTGGCACTTGCGGCACTATTTGTCTCGCTAGTAGCCGCATTGGTTTCAGCAAGTTCACTAGCAGTCTTTGCAGTTTCAGAAGCAGTCTTAGATGTCTGGGCTGCAGTGGCACTTGCGGCACTATTTGTCTCGCTAGTAGCCGCGTTAGTTGCTGAAGTTGCTGCATTTGTTGCTGATGTGGCAGCATTAGTTGCCTGAGTTGTAGCCAGTGTAACCTGTGCGGCGCCGTTTGTAGTAGCCAGTCCGGCCTGAGTTGTAGCCAATGTGACTTGCGCTGCACCATTTGTTGTGGCTAATGCCGCTTGGGTCGCTGCAGTAGTGGCACTGTTAGAAGATGCTGTGGCACTGGTAGCAGATTCAGTAGCTGATGTTGCGGCAGCGGCAGCACTTGTAGTCGCTGAAGTTGCAGAAGCGGCTGCGTTTGTCTCTGAGGATGCTGCATTTGCTTCTGAAGCAGCGGCTTTATTGGTACTCGATTGAATCGCATCTGTGTTTGTACTAGAGATTCCGGTCTGAGAATAGAAAGATGATGCCATGGTTGTTAATCTCCATAGACTACTGTTGGTCGCATTACCTGACTTATGCCTGACTGCTCTGCAGAATTACTTTGTTCTTGTAGTTCAGCAAGGAACTGTCCTGACTTCTGTTCAAAGATAGCCGCTCTCTCATCCATAAAATAATCTGCAGCATAAGAAAGTGCAGTGTATGTAAGTATGTCTGATGCTATGGCAGTAAGAGCATTTGTGTCAGAATCGTTTACAAGGTTTGGGAACTCAGCATAGTAGTCTAAGTATACTGTTCCTGTGGTAGGTTGAGGATGTAAGAGGATCTTACTTAGTTGACGACACATCTGTCTCGGCACGCCCTGTTCACCAGTCTTCTGTGCTTGGAGCATCTCGTGATGTGGAATCCGTGTAAGAGCAACGCCATCCATGTAGACACTTATTATTTCAAGTAAGTTTGTAGGATAAGTGATCTCACCAGTTTGACCTGAGATATTGTAACTCTGTTGAGCCTCTTGTGCAGGGGTCCTCAGTACTCGGGATATTCTAGTAGTGGCTTGGTCGATGAAGGTATCGGCAAGAGTATCAGAGCAATCACTGCGATTTAGAAGGGCCTTAAAGTGCGCCCTGATTTGTCCTTTGTTCATTTAGTACCTCTTAGATTTAGTCACTTTCTTCTTTTTCTTTGTGACCTTCTTTTTCTTCTTTGGCGGTCTGCCAACTTTAGATCCGTAAGTTCCAATTCCACGAGGCATATTAAACCTTCCTCTTCTTAGTAGGCTTCTTTTTCTTAACAGGCTTTTTGGCAGTCAGTGCCGCTTTACGGAATGCCGCGTCAGTCGGAGCGCCCTTGTCGCCCTTCTTTCGCATAGGCTTTCCAGACTTGCGTCGTTTAGCGATGTTCTCGTATAGGCTCATGTCAGGTCCTCTTTGACTTGGCACCGCTGCACTTCCATCGTTTTCTCGATAGATTCAGCGGTGAATTTGGATTCTTTGCGGCTTTCGGATGCTTCTTCTTTTGCGCCAGTGATCTGGCACAATAAGCGTCACCCTTCTTTGTCCCTGCGCGGACCCGAGGTCCTCCGTCTTTCGCTTTGCCCGATTGACCGTAGGAAACACGTTTGCCGCTTTTTGTGACTTTAACTTTTGCCTTACCTGTTCTCGGGGTTGCCATTGTTAAACCTTCCGATCCGTTGCCATGAACGCATCAAGGTTTTCTCTTTTTAATCTTGCGACAATATCCTTACCTGTGGCTTGCCAGAGGTCGAAGCCTTCTCTCAGCCACTTCTCAACTACCACAGTCGGTATTGAGGCAACTCTATGGAAATCACCCATAGGCTTAGAAGTACTTTCATTACGAGCATCTTTCAGATCATCTAGGAATGTTTGGGAGATGTTCTGAGTATGTTTTCTTGTGATGTCACCGACTTCAAATATGAAATCTGTGTTGGACTGTGTGAGGTCAGTGATCTTATCTTTTGTAGAATTTAGTAGCATAGGCCATCCTTGAAAATAAAAAGGACCGCACCAGACACACAGTAAGGAGAGCAAAACCCATGTGATCTAGTGCGGTCCAACAAGAACCGAGGTTCTATTCGGTATTAGGTGAGAGCGTTAATCTGTACGCTATCGCCGTGGTTCATGTGCTTGACAGACATTTCTCCGACGACAAAATGCTTGTCGCTGTCGCCGTCTTTCGCCAAGAGTGTTCGTGTGAACGGACGAAGTGTACATGTCTTAAACATCGACGGATCGATCAATAGGGCATGTGTTGCTTCTAAGTGACGGTTCAACACCACCCTGTATTCACCGTATGGAGACACATACAAGTCAATCGCATTTACCAATGTTTTGCTTTGGGCAATCTCACGGTTACGACCAGAACTTGCTGAGAACCCTGCTACGATTTGAGCGTCTGCAGGTTTAATCATGAAAGTGTCTACGTCTGAGCCGTTGTTATATGCAGTTTGACCTGCAGCCAATAACATCGCCTCAGTCAGGGCACCAGAGCCACCTGCTTGTACAGTTGAGATCTGGTTGATAACGCTCTGTGCTTTACGCGCCGCACTTGAAGAACCTGCTACGGCTGCTTGATCCGCACCGACGAGCATAAATTCTGCATCACGCTTGATGGATTTCAATGCTTTGCCAAGTTGATGTGCAGTTTCCTTCGCACGACCATAAGTGCCAACAGCATCTGCAGTTGCAGAAACTTGGAACGCTTTGGTCAGGATCTGAGTATTATTTGTGCGTTCAACAGCGTCTGTTAGTGTCGCCATTGATGCCGCTGCGCCCTCGACTGCCGCGTTAACTCCGGCTGATGCCAAAGAATCCTCAAGCCAAGAGAATGTCCGAGCAGACACTTTCTCGTCTTTGAACATGGTCATGGCAGGTGTATCGAATGGCGTGATATCGGTTATAATGTCTGCGACACTCTCTTTTTTCCCTACCTGATCGTAGGTTGTATAAGTAGTCATTTTTAAGTTTCCTTAAAGTTAGATAAGATTGAAGTGGAAAGACTAACTTTCCCAACGTGCCATTAGGGCATCTGCAATGTCATCCATGCCACCGCCGTACTTTGGATTATCTCGAAGTTTTTGCTGTGCCTTTTGGGCATTGGCCTTCTTAATCTGAGTTTTGGTGGGTGGGGATTTCTTAGAACTCAAAACTTTGGTCTTCTTTGTCTTTTTAGTCACTTTGGCTTTAGCCTTCTTCGATTGGGCCGTCGCTTTAGTTTCATCGTAAAGACGAGCCTTGTTTATCAGCATGATTACATTTGGATCTGTGTACTGATCTACTTGGTTTTGAGGTAGGCCGTTTTTGACTGCATACGACCTGATGTCGTTATACATCTCGTTGCCCCAGTCTGGAATTGTGTCCTCTAACACACGAATACATTCTTTCGCGGCTGCTTGGACTGCAGACTGATGCTTGACTTGCATATCTTGTAGCAAGGCGTGGCTTTCTTCTTCGAGGAACTTTACGTCCTCTTCGGCCTGACGTGCATCCTGTCTCAGTTGGGCAAATGTTTCAGTGTCCATCTGTGACTGAGCAACCATCATGTCCATATCTGCATACGGCTTCAATCGCTCTTTGGCACGGTCTAAGAGTTTCTGGTATGACGCTGTAGTCCTCACAAAGTCTTCCTCTGTGATTTTACGTTGGTCGGCTAAGTCTTGAGACTTTCTAGTGAGGGATGCTTCCTGACCTGCTAGTCGCTTCAAGTCCTTCACAGATACCTGTTTGGTTTCACCGTTGACCTTGATTTCGACAACTGTATCGTCCGAGGCGATTGTCACTTCTTCAGTGGTATCATCGTCCTCTTCGTCCTCATCGTCTTCTTCTTCTTGGTCTTCGGTATCTTCCTCTTCATCAGGGTCCGCTTCGTACTCTTCGTCGTCTTCGAGTTCTTCTGCTTCCTCAATTTCAACTTCTTCTACGTCTGTCTCATCGACGTCTTCAGTTGTTGCCTCCACTTCTTCGTCTTCAGATGGCTTTTCAGCGTCTTCCCAACGATTTAGGATGGCGTCAGCCGCGTCACTGAGATCCAGTGCGCGAGGTTCAGATTCGGTCTTTTGCACGTTTGACATGGTGCTAGTCCTCTTCTTGGCTAGTGTCGCCGTTCTCTTTGATGCTATCTCGCACCGCGACTTTATGTTTAAAATGGTTCACCACGTCTACAAGTGCGCGATAGTGGCGATATGAAGTCTCACGTCTTTCATGTTCGTGAGGTTCTGTGTTGACGAATGCTTTGAAAGCCTCGTCTACTAATTCATTTACAGTGGCGTTGAATGCCGAGGATCCTAAGATTTGCTCGACCTCATCGCCTTGCTGAATCATTTGCTCTTCTTGTGTTGTCATAGTTCCTTTATCCATTAGGGCTTGCTATTGCTCGGACATCTTCAGCATTTCTAGCGATCTCAAGTTCTTCGAGGTTCACCATCTCTTTATGCTGTTGTTGGCTCTCTTGGAGATCCATCTTGTCCGACTTGAGGGCGTAATCTCTCTCTGCCTTGAGTGCATCAAGTTCGAGTTTCATACGACCAATCTCTGCTTCAAAGGCTGTCTTCTGTTCGGCAACCTGAGTTTGACGATCCGAGATCTCAAGTTGCTTCTGCGCCATTTGCATTTGCATCTGTTGATTTGGATCTGGTTGTGGTGGTGGGATCATCTTCGGATCTTTCAAGAAGTCAGCTATGTTCTTGATCCCTGACATATCTAGGATCTTGGCAAGCATTTGATGCTTCTGTTCGGGTCCATACATTCCACCTAAACTTGGGTCTGCAGAGAACAGTTGATGGAAAGCCAGATACTTCTGGATCTGTGTCTCCTGTTCACCGTAACCAAGGTTGAACTCAACCATCACGTCACGTTTGTCTGACCACTGTGCAGGTGTGATATTCACATAGGTTCCTGCTAACTCAACGATCTTCTCCTCTGTCTCGTTCTCTACGCAGATCTGGTAGACCTTGAGAAAGAGTGGTTTCAAGAAGTTGTTGGCAAAGTTTCTAGCAATGATCTTTTGCCTTTGTTGGCTCATGCTTGCTAGTTGTTCGACCATCGCAGCCGAATTTTGGTGACTGATGGCGTCTTTGTTTAATCCTCGGGAAAGTCGAGAGACGCCACTTGTATCCTCTTTATCTTGGTCCAACATGCTTATGGTCTGGAACACAAATGGATTGAGACTTGCTTGAGGCATTGGGTTTATTGCGTCGGGCCTAGTCACATTGACAATGCCTCCGACGCGATTGTCGATTAGTTCTCTTGGATTAGTGAGGCCACCTTTGACCACTGTATATCTAGGGTTGTTTGTAACCATAGCGTGATCGAGGATGGAGCGTGTCAGAATTGTGCGCGCATTTTGGATAGCAACCAGTTTGTCGGCAAAGTTATTACCATGGAAGGCGTGTGGAATAGGTAGAGGAACGAAAGCCACAAATGGCAGTCTCTGGACCTCTTCACATTCCAATAAAGTACCACCAGACTTGACGATACGATAAAGAGAACAGACGCCCTCTCCATACTTATCGAGTTCCATGAACGCCTCGACGACAGTTACCTGTCTGGACATCTTCTGGTTACTGTTTGCCTTGAAACCTCGGTCTGCACCGATCTCATTAAAACGCGATAGGATCTCTGGATCGTTGTCGAAGTCATTATCTTCGTCGTTAATGTCCATAACTACGTCTTCGTCATAGCCCATTTCGATTAGATCGGAGAGTGACTTCTTGGTTCTGTGGGCCAGAAACATGGCACTTTCTAGTGACTTACACTGGGGCTCAATGAGGAACTCTTCTGGAGCAACGGCTTCAATCTTGACCTGTGATGTGTCTCTATAGATCCGAAGTTGACCATTGTTCATTCCGTATTCGTCTGTCTCAACCTCTTCGATCTCAGTCATCTCATCTGCGAGACGCATATCTAGTTCTTCTTCTGTGAGATCCTCGATGTCTTCGAGATGGCTTTCAGTTCTTTGGTCCCAATAGACTTTACACAGTCCGGCTCTAGCAATCAGTCCATCGTGAATCACTGTCTGCATAGTTTCGAAAAGATTGTTCTGACGATGAAGAACGTAGTCTGTGTACTCTGTGCAGACTTCAGCCATTTGCACATCGTCAACATTCTGAGGAGCGAAGCGAAGGGTTTTGTTACCTGTACTGAAAGTCTCAAGTAGTGCTGCCTTCATTGACTCCACGGCATCGTAGACGTCCTGCGAAACGTACTTAGAGTTTCCGTCGTGAGCAGGTTTAGGTAGATGGGCTGAGTAGTAGTCCATAACCTTTTGTCGCTCTTTCGACAGTTCACTATCGTAGTAGCCTATTGATCGTCTCAAGTTCTGATCAACTAATGAGAGGATCTTCTCGTCATCAAGTTTTTGTAATTCTTCTGATTTCATATCTAAACCATCTCAATGTAAAATTCATCGACTGCTTCTATCGGCTCCCACACACCCTCATGAATGTGATTTGCGAGTGCTAAACTCATTACACAGTCGTCAAAACATCCACTTTCTGCCTCCATCCCACCGCTATTGGTTACGATGTATGTGAGCATTTCACGGATAGTGACTTTATCGTTAAGTTCGATCGTTCCATCCCTAGTCGTTGCCCTTAGTTCATCGATGACAAGCGGTTTAGTTTTGGAAGTAGTTGTGAAACCGAGTTTTACGGTCTCTTTGTCTGTAAGTTTATCGACTTGGATCTCAGTGTAGAAATTTGGATAAGCCATGTCCTTACCGAGCCTTGTGCAGGTCAGTATGCCGTGACTGTTGTTTTCTACAATTATAAGAGCCTCGTTGAAGAACGTACCTAAAGCAAAAAGAACTTCTGCAAAGTAGTCAGGATGCACTCTGGCTCGATATGTGGCTACTTGTCTTTTCTTCGAGTCCAAGACTTGTGCTACACTCCAGTCTCCACCGGACACGCCCATAGCAACATCTGCACCGATCGTATATCTCTCTCCGGCATCATGTTTCTTGTAGAGTGATAGTTCGCCTCTAGGGTTCTCTAGCCACTCATCGCCTTCAAGCGCCAGTCGATTGATAGGGTCTGGAGCATCGTTGAGAGCCTCTTGTAATGTCTCGGGATTAAACACTGGTCTCCCAGTTGTGAGAAAGGCTTCATCAGCCTCGATAGGGTACTCTTGTTTGAATAGATCAATTCCGTTCTGGGCGATCTTACGTCGCCTAAACATGAGTTGCTCATCATCAAGACCATACTTCTCAACTAGTTCTTCCTCTTCTGGTGTCTGCTCGAAGTTCTTAGGAACTGGTTCCCTATAGTCGGGGTCTAAATGCCAAGGAATGAAGACAGGTATGTATCCATTTTTACCTTCGACGGCTCCTCTCCACAGATCATAGAAAACACCACTAACACCGTTAGCCGTACTCTCTACAAAGATTGCAGTTCCTTTTTTGTTTGGGACTGCTTGCGTGAGGCCGTTCCAGTTCTCTAGCGCCGTGGACTTAGACCAAAACGCTATTTCAGAAGCATGAACATGGGTTAAAGTCTCACCTCGACCAATACTTTCACCTCCTGCCGTCGCAACAACATAAGAACTATCTAAGACGTCAAATGTAAGTTCACGGCGAGAGGAGTATTTAGTGTGAGGCTTTAGTAACTCAGGGCAGTTCTCATGATACCTCTTAGTCATATCAAACAATGCTCTAGTACTGTCAGAATGATGAGTAATCACCAGTGCCTTACAAGCCTTCCGTTGAGACACGTTGTGGTAAAGGTAGCCACCACAATAGGTACTAAGACCTTGCTGTCTCGCCTTGAGTATTATGATACGAACTTTGCCCTCAGACTCTAACTGTTTGTCTACTGCATCTTGAAGTAACTTCTGTGCAGGTTTGAGATTGAGAGACTGTATGTCTCCATCTTTAGTTCTAATCTTTAGGGCTGATTTTGCGTAGAAGTCGAAGTCATCAAATAGTCGTTGTCTGACTGCTTTAAGTTTCTTGTCCATTTTGCTCTTCTTGTTCCTCATCGCTGTCTAACAGCGACTCCAAGAAGGCTTCTGCCTTACCGATTGTGACTTCGCTCTTAGCGGCAGGTTTTGTCTTAGTGAAATCCAAGACCATTCGAGCCGCTGTGAGGCGGTCTCTGTTTTGTGCAGGTTCGCGCATTATCTCGACGGCTGTCTTGAGTGCTTCGACTGCAAATTCGTCGTCGATATCGTTTTCTTTAGCCATTATCGCAACAATCCTTTCAGCATCTGCTTTTGCTTGTTTTCTGATCGGCTTGATCATCTCTGCAGTGTAACCGTCTGGAGTTCCTC